GTTCTGCGAGGCCAGTATTAGTGATAATGTTCTTAATCTTTTTTCGTTTCTTAATCCTTCCAAACCTATCCCTTAGAATTAAGTTATAAACACCATATATTTTTACGCCATCAGTATGTTTCATTAATAGTTTTAGTGTTCTTATCTAAATTTAAGTTTTATGATTTTCTTTCCCAAGTCGCGAGTATTGGTCCATGACTTAATTTCTCCACGCGTTGGAATCCAAGACTCGCGAATTCTTCCAAGCTCCACACGCATTTATGATCTTCCCAATGATTCCATTGGCTGTGAGTCATGCTAAGCTTGCTTGGTGTCAGGATCATAATATTATTTGAGTGTTCTTGGAAATACTTTATTATATGGATTCCTTCTTGTTTCGTGACGTGCTCTATCACGTCAAGTATGAGTATTAAATCATACTTGTTATCAGGAATGTAATGATGCTTGATGTACTCCTGGACTGGCGTCCAATAAATATGATCATACACGAAATCCTTAATAATGTTCATGTATTCCTGGTTCGCTTCTATCGCGTCAATCCTGACCTTCCAAGTTTTTGGTTCAAACCTCTTGTTTCCATACACTTCTAAGTATTCCCTAGCCAATACTCCCCACTTGCCGAATCCTGGTCCCACATCCAGTATGCTTTTTGGATTAATCTTCCTTAATTCCCTTATTATTTTGGGAATACAAAAATAATCTCCCGTCGGAATCTTAAATCAACTCCTCTACTGTTTTTAAAAATTGTTCATTAATGGTTTTCACGTAAGCTTCAGCAGCGAATCTCACATTCTTGTTTTGTTTCCAGGAAGAATCACTAATTATTTCTTTTGCTTTGGCAACTATTTCTGCAGGATTATCAATATTGCATTGTTCTCCGAATGGTATTGCTTGGCTCGTGATTGTGGGCACTCCATGCATCATGTGCTCGAGCGCGTAATAATTCATTGTCTCTGTATAACTAACTTGTAAACATAGAGACATTCTACTCACTAATCGTTGATTCTCATCAAAACTCATGTAATTATGGAATCTGGGAACAAAAAATAATTTATTGCTTGCTCGCTTAATGTTTTGAATAAACGCGTCTCCTCCTTTACTGTTCAACATGTGCACCTCGAGCTCTCGTCCTTCTTCTCGCAACCATTTCCCTAATAATTGGCATGCGCACAATTGAGTGATCATGTTCTTTAATGGCCTTATCTCGCAGAGTATGCTGATGTGCACGTGGTCATTAATCTTTTCTGCTTCCTTCATTAAACCCTTATTGAATGTGTTTGGCAACCATAAAATACTCGTGTCGTATAATTGTGTTAAATAATCAGTGTATTCTTTATTCACGCTCGCAACACTCAAATTATTAAACGCTTGGCTTAATTGGATTACTCTATCATGCTCGCTGAACTTGTCCCAAAAATATTTACTGAATGCAGCCTTCCCGTGTTCCCTTAATATCACGTTGCATTCCCAACTTATTGAGTTCATAAGTTTAATTATTGATTCATTACTCGCTGCCATGTTCTCAATAATAATGAGTTTTGGCCTGCAGAGTTGCGCGCGCAACATTAAACCATACAAGTGATTTGTTGGGCTTGAATGAATCTTAACCTTGTGCTTTTTCTTAAGGAGACTACTGCAGTGCCTGACACTGCTCGTGATTCCTGATTCTCTTCCCAGCCAAGTGTAACACATTATTATGTCGCACTCGTGATCCTTAATATTAATATTGTTTTTTTCCCGGATTACTCGGTACGCTTCCTGAATATCAACCCTTCTCACATTGTTTGCTCCGTGCTGCCTGTAAAAATACCCATTATAATTTATGTACTTCATCCTGACTCCTTTCCTGGACAACTTAATGAACCAATCATAATAAGGGAGTCCTGGCAACTCTTCATCCAAGTATACTCCTCGCACGTGCTTTGTTCTGCACATGATTGTGCCATCATAAATATTAGAATACTCCTCAAGGTCTTCCTGGTCAAAGCACCCAATCTTAACATTCAATGTTCTCTTATACTCATCCGTGATGTGGTACGCGTGATGCACTAATCCAGTGCCTGGATGAGTCATTAAATAATTCCTGCAGACCTGAACTTTATTATTCATTAACCAGTCATCATCATCGCACCTGGTGACGAACTTAATACGAGTTTTTGAGAACACATATTTTAATGCAATGTTTGTTGTCTTGGCCAGTGTTGGCTCATCACAACCCAAGTGCACTATTCTCGGGTCCCGTAAATATTTAAGGAATTGATATGTTTGAGTGTGAGGCTTCCCTACACAAACCAGCACCCAATTCTTGTAAGTCTGGTTAATAATACTCATGATCGCTTCTATCGCGAGGACTGGCCTATCATTTAATGGCATGATTATTGCAGTATCAGCCGTCTTGTCAGAATAATTCGTGTTTGAGAATTCAGTTAAGTCTTTTTCGTCAACAACACTAATTTTCACATTAAAAATATTGAATATGAGGAATTATAAAAATGTTATTGTTAAAAAAAATAAAAAAAAGTTGTGGTGTTCAGAAACCTATGATTAAGCATCTAAACACGCAACCAGTTAAGTTTGTCCCGTTCGCGACCTCAGTGAGACTCGTGTCCCCTGCATAATAAAAAATTCCCAATATACCCCCACTTGTTTCCACGACTCGTTTGTGGAATCACCGCGAGTATATTAGTCATTCCCTTCCCTATTTCTGCAGGCCTCAAATCCTCACCACCTGAAACATAGCTTGAATCCATTGAAATGTCACAAACTATCATTTTCATTTTTGAGGATACGTGATCCAGTATTCTCTGCCTGTTCTGGTACTGACTTGATTTGTGTGTTACACTTATTCCCATATCTTTTTTTTTCCTCCAATGTTGTTTTCAACCCGTACTCATAAGCCCAGGGATTTCAGGGCATCAGTTTCCCCTGGAGGGGATTGGCTTCTTGTGAATATTAAGCCATTGTTTTTATGATGCTTGCAGGTCTCTAATCTTTGCTTGTGCAGCAAAGAATTTACACTTAAGTTCTGCCATGGTTCTGAACATTCCTTCGTTTCCTAACCTGTCTATTGGGAATGGTGTGCCCATGTTCATTCCGGCTTCGAAGTATTGTGTAGGTTTCGCGACATCGATTCCGAGTCTTGGCTTGCTGAATCCTTCCGGATTACTCGTGTCTAATAAGTAGATTCGGCTGATCCCGTCCTGAACAGTGTTCTTGCTCGTGAAAAATGGTATGTTATAAACACTTGTTACCTTGAATCCTACATTGATTCCTTTCGCGGTCTGGATCCCATTAATGGTTAGTTGAACATCACTGGATCCTAATGCATCGTTTCTGTTATATCTTGCTTGTGTCTGGTACAAACTCTCTATCTCGCTCAAGGTATCGTTTCCTGTGAGTCCGAGTGTAGTGTTTGCTCCAGCGTTTGGCAAGGTGCTTCTTATCATGGTTCTCAATATCTTGTCTGTCAGTATTCTGTTCACATCACTATTATGGTCTATTTGAGCGTCTGCCCAGCTCGCTGCAGCGTCACGATCCAATCCATAAATGTCAGCATCGTTTGCGTGAACATCTGCACAATTCGTTACTTCATCATATGAACTCGTCACACGATCAATGCTTTCCAAATTGTTTCCTGCTACTGTGGTAACGTTACCTAATAGCATTACGTTCATCATTTCCTTGTGATGCACTCCCATGATTGCTCGCATTTCTTGCATGCTTCCTACTGCGTCATCCGCGCTTTCTGCTGCCATGAATTCCTGAACTTCTGACACGTCAAACGTGTGCGCTATGCTTTTTGGCTTAGTGCTTACTTCTTGTAGTGTTGGTTTGATTGTTGCTGGTAGTGCTCCGTTCTCAGCGATTCCTCCTCCACTTGCTGCAGGTCTTGCTGTCATGACACGCCAACCGCTTCTGCTCCATGCGAGTTTTGGTAATATACCCCACGCGTTAGCTTCTCTGTTAAGCTGTGCCCATATTTCTGCACCATACACTGCGTTATAAAACCCAGTCGTGGTTGTTAATACGGGTGCGTCTTTCTGAATGAGTGCTGCTCCTTTCCTGGAATAAGACAAGTTGACTAATTCCTGGATAGTCCTTATTTTAACTCCGTAAAAGTCTACCATTATAATGTCCTCCCGATTGCTTCGAGAACTTGTTTCTTGACTTCAACGTATTGGTTCGCGTCTAAATCCGCGAACGTTAAGTCTGGCCTGTTCCCTTTCGCAATCTCCAGAGCCAACTCGGTTGTTGACTCTTTTTTTATTCCTGGAGTTGGTAGGTTTGTTCCTGGTCTTGCAGTTGTTGATTTCTCTATCTTAACACTCTTCATGATTTCTTTCATTTCTTTAACGTCTTTCTTGAGTGTTTGTAATTCAACATTTTTCTCAACCTCGCTTCCTTCTGCTTGCTTGCCTGGCATGTCTTCATGAGTCTTTTCGGCAATCTCTTCTGGAAGCTTTTTCTTTTCTCCTTCTCCGGAGCCGGCATCCATTGTTCCTTCAGGAGCTCCTTCTTTAGTACCTTCACCCTCTTGCTTTGAGGCAAGTATTTCGCCACCAACAGCGGGTGTTGCGGCTTGTGTAAGCAGGCTTATGACTTGATCCAGTTTGGATGCTAAGTCATTAAGGCTGATACTTGGTGCAGGTGCTTCAGCAGGTGCTTCTCCTTCAGTTTCTTCTTTTTTAATTTTAAATGCTTTTCCAGCCATAATGATTAAAGTGCATAATGTAGAATTTAAGTTTTATCTTATTTCTTTTTCAGGTTTTTTACAACTTTTTGCAAGTATTGTCATTTTCTGTACTTCTGCCATCTCGTTCCAAGCTTTCTCAATAAGGTTTAATTGTTCTTCCCTATTCATATCATTCCAGTATTTCATGATTTCTTCTGATTTGCCTACGCTTTCAGTGCATATCGCGTGAGCTGCTTCTTCTTTTGTTCTGCCTTCTTTTGGTTCTAAATCAGGGTCTTTTTTTACTTGTTCCACACACTCATCATATTTTTCTCCTTTCTCCACCATCATTGCGCACATCTTGGCAAAAACCACGACTCCATCCTCTTTGTGCTTAGCCACCATGTTAGCCGCGACATGCTCAGACTCCTGATTTACTGGCCTGAATCCTGGACGCACAACAGTGAACTCGTAACCCTCCAGGTTCTTCAAGACTCGGGTTGGCAACCCATCCATCATTACGAAGTCTTGCTGCCTGGCTTTTCCTCCGAAGCTCATTCCAAGACTCTTCTGGGTCTTGATATCTTCCCAAACCTCATCATCAGTTATGTAATCCTTATAGATTTGTCCTGTTAATAGTATTCCTGGGACTTCCTTGTCTCCGACTTGCTTGTTCTTAATCTCCCAATTAAGTATTTTACCCACCGCACGATTACTGTGACCATCAATAATGTTGGCACCACGCTTCATCATGGTGTGCATGATGGGCTCCATTTCACTGATTGGAATAAAGTCTCCGTCAGTATCCCTGACCTCGACTGTTCCCCAAGATTTGAATATGCGATCCGATTCGCTCTGAATTATTGTCATAATATGTACCTGAATTTTCCTTCAGCAACCAATTGGTTTAGTGGTGGTCGCAGGAATGGTTGAGCCTCTGTTCCTTTATGGAATATTTTCCATCTTACCCTGTTCGCGACCTTGATTGCTTCCTTTTTTGATAATCCGAGTTTTCTCATGGCCCACTTGACTAATACTCCTGGAGGAGGCATGTGTGGTCTTGAACCATACTCGATTGGTTTCGCGTGTGGCGCATCATATATTACTGCCCATTTCGCTTTCCCTAAATGTTCGACGTGTCCGCTTCCCGCGAGTTCTCCAGTGTCAGTGGTCTTGTTTATCTCGTCCAAGTATATCTGGCTCGCTTCTAGCACCCAATCCGCTGCTTCTCCAAGTTCTTTATCCACTTCATCCGTTATCTCGTATTGTCCTTTTCTGATGAATGCTTGTAAGTCAAAGGGCATAATAATTTAATAATAGTTTATTATTATTAAGTTTTAAGTTTCCTGATATACAATAACTGCGATAAAATTATCTGAGTTCGTTGACCATATTGATATGCTTGGACTGCTATCTGCTTTGATTGTAAGGGTTCCGAGCAGTGTCTGCACTTTACTGTCAATATCGTCTCTGGTTCCAGTGGTTTTAGCACATTTATATGTTGATGCTACCATATTATTTTTTTACCTCCTCATATAATATTATTTGTAGTGTTGTTAGAATTTAAGTTTTATCAAAACATTTTCATATTAATCTATAACTACTTTCCCGTTTAAAAAACTTAGTGTTGAACACGTCTGATAAGGCGACTTCTACAATTAATATGCGGAGTCCATGGCCTGTTCTCATCATATATTTTTGGGTCTGCATGCTTCTTAATTATTTGTTTCAGTTTAACCATACTTACTCCTTTACTTGCTTCCTTACTTATTTCCTTGCATATTTTGGTTCGGCGATGATCTGGAACACTTTGCCACTTGTACACAAATTTTCCTTCAGGGTCTCGCTTCTTGTACGCGTACTCCCTAGCTTGGTTTCTTAACACGTTCATGAATT